AAAGGCTATCGTGTAGATGAGCATGGCTATGTGTGGGACTCTACAGGTAATCAGGCTGCAGGTGAAGACAACTACGGTAACGTACAGAGTAAAGACCCTAACGTTACAGCTATCTGTCAGGCTGCACAGGCTGAGATGGACAAGCCAAAGCCTGTTAAGAAGAAAGCACCTAAGAAAAAGGTCGAAGAGTAATGGCATTTACTAGTCAGGGCAAACCAGCACGTATTAAGTCTGTGTACGGTCACAATACAGGTACGGACACAGAAACAGTGTACACTTGCCCTGCTAACTGCGTGGCAGAGATAACGTTTATTCATGTAGTAAATGGAGGCTCTGGTAACGTAGATGTAGAAGTTGAGTGGTATGTAGATGCAGACGACTACACATCACACTTCCTCAAAGGTAAAAACATTGCAGCGGGTGACTTTATTAACTTCACTAACATTGATCTTGTACTGCAACCCAGTGACGAAATACGTGTTACACCTGCTACTGCAAGTCACCTAGATACAATCCTTACAGTAACAGAAACGTTTGTACCAGTAGGGTAGCGGGTATGCACAAACTGTAGGTACTAAGTTATCGCTATCTGAGTAAAACTATCTCCGCACCAAACAAAGGAGATAGTGCAATGTTACGTAAAATCTGGAAAGCAATCGAAGAATCAAACAAACGTCGTGTAGACTACTACCTACTAAGCAACATGACAGATCGTCAGTTAAAAGACTTAGGACTTACTCGTGGCGAGATTCGTTACCGCATTTATAATGACAACTAAACCAACACTTGTAATCTTGTTAACTTTGAGTATAACTATGGTTACAGGGTGTAATACAATAACATACACTGCTTCATGTAAGCCAGAGGATAGTGTATGTCAGAGAAACCAGAATGCACAAACCCTCGCACTTATCGGACAAGAGGATGCCGCTCTACAACTCATGTGTGAAGATAGCGACATTCGTAATACTCTTGGCGACGAGTGCGCTGGGGCAGGACACAACAGTAGGTGACTTCGCCAACAACAACAGCACCGTAGATAGTAACAACTCTAGTGAGACAATAAACTATAACGGTGCAGGTAGTTCTCCGGGTTCACAGCCTGTAATGTCAGCCATAGCCCCTACTGTAATGGGCAGCGGTGGTAACGACTCTTGTTTGATCTCTAAGAGTACAGGTATATCACTAAACTTTGTAGGTATATCTGGTGGGGTAATGGAGCAGGATGAACACTGTAACCGCAGGAAGAACGCTAGACTACTAGGGTTACCACAACAGATAGGCGGCTTAGGGTTACAGGTATCCGCTATATCTGTACTATGCCAAGACCCTACAGTATTTCGTAGCATGATGTTAGCTAATACGCCTTGCCCAATTAGCGACACTACGACAGGTAAACTACTCATGGGCAAGAAAGCTATAAACAAATACAGGGAGAATCCAGAGCAGTACATAGTGGGGTACGAACTGGACAAAGCATTTTGGGATGCCTTACTAAAGGTAGAAGAGGAAGACTATGAGATACTCGAAGCTCTTGCAGACGACGAGCCTAAGCTTAGCCTTAGTGACCGCTTCCGTAGCAGCAAACGCAGGGGGTCTAGACCTCAGCGATCAATCGACAACGATGACGGGGCAGGAGAAGATCGACTACCTGATCTCGACTCTGGACGCAATCAAGACACGAATTGAGGATGGTTCTGTACTTACAGTTGGTGCTGTAGGTTATGCTGATATTGGTGGTGTCATCAATGATGATGCACTAGCTGATGGTATTATCTCTAGCACAGAACTAGCAGATTACTTAGACGCTAAGACACTTGTGCTTGAACATGACTACGCTATTGCTGAGACAGCAGAGCAGTTGTTTATGCAGGAATACGCTGCTAACATGACTAGCTTGACTACAGCAGTAGATGACCTGACAGCAGCCACCTCTGTAATTATGACGGCTGTAGAGGTTATGGAGACTGCTGCTGCAGCAGATACTAAACCTGAGCAAGTAGAACTTCAGAGTATGATTGCAACAGACCCTTACAGCATTGACTCTACAGAAGTTCAAGAGTACAATGATGCTGTAGCGGCTGTGGAAGGTTATGCCCAACAAGCTGGTGCTTTCATGGCGGCTGCTAATAATGATGAACTTACAGCTACTATCGACAGCTACGCAACACAAGGCAACTTCATGGTGGGTACTTACACAGCCATTACATACACCCAGAGTGTAGACGAGTTTGTAATTACTTGGGCTGACTCTGGGTTTGAGGCTGGCTTCCAGAACTACCTAACAAACGACATGAAGACAGCGGAAGAAGTATATAGTGCTGGTGAGTACATCTATCAGTATGGTGCATTACCAACAGGTGATCCCGGATGAGCTACGAGTTTAGCATCGGTGGATATAATATCAAGGGGTGGATGGTCGCTGTCGGCCTCCCTGTCCTATCGTCCGTTGCCGGAGGGGTGTGGTGGTCTTATGACACGCTGCAACGTTTCTATGGGGTTGAATCTGGTATTCAAGAAGTAGTAGATAAGTCTGCTAGTTTTGACAAGAAAGCTAGTGAACTAGCCTCTCGTATTCAGACGTTAGAGCAAGCAGTAGCAGATAATGATGTTCGTGGCTTGAATACTAAGCTGGCACAACTATCCACTAATATGCAACAAATCCTAGAGCAACAGAAGATATTGCTAGACCTGCGTAGTCAAGTTGATAAAGCTACGACTATTACAGACGGCTTAGGTGATACGCTTGATGTACTTCAAACGGAGATTGATGACATCTGGAAAGCGTATGATGAACTAGCAGACAATCCACTATAGGTGTAATATGGCTAAGAACCTTACAGAGAAACAACAAAAGTTCCTAGAGATCTTGTTTGACGAGGCTGGTGGGGATGTTGTTCTCGCGAAGAAACTAGCAGGTTATAATGAAGCGTCTAGCACTACAGCTATTGTAGAGGCATTGAAAGATGAAATCGCAGACAAAACACGTACTTACTTTGCTCGTACTGCGCCCAAGGCTGCTATGGCTATGGTTGGTGCTTTACATGACCCTACTGAACTAGGTATCAAAGATAAGATGTCAGCAGCTAAAGACTTGCTAGATCGTGCAGGACTTGGTAAGGTTGACAAAGTAGATGTCTCTTCTTCTAGTGGGGGTATCTTCTATCTTCCCCCAAAAGAAGGTAACAATGAGTAATTGCCAACATTCAACAATAACGATAGAGATTTAGGTTATTGGGAACTGCCTAGACCTAAGAAGGGTAAAGAACGAGAGTGGCATGTTATTGCTAGGGTAAGCAAACGAGTGCCATATGGTTATGAGATACACCCTGACAATGAAAACTTACTACGCCCTATACCAGAGCAATTAGAAGCATTAGAACTTGCTAAACGTCATCTAAAACAGTATAGTCTACGTGATGTAGCCAGATGGTTAACAAAACAGACAGGCCGCGAAATATCTCATGCAGGTCTAAAGCAGAGAATTGAAATTGAGCGAAGACGTAAAAAAGCTACTACAATTAAACGGAACCTTGCCAAGCGACTCGAAGCGGCGTTACAAGAAATCGAGAAGCTCGAAAAAGGCAGGGTCGGGGCGTACTCAGACAAAGAGTGAGGAAACGGTCACACCCCCAGTAGAGACTGTACCTGCTGTAGTAAGAGAACCTGAGTTTGATGTTGAGGCTGCACAGGATGTAGTGTTTAAGCCGAACCCCGGCCCTCAGACGTTCTTTCTTAGTGCCTCTGAGCGTGAGGTTCTATATGGTGGGGCAGCAGGTGGTGGTAAATCCTATGCGATGCTTGCTGATCCGCTACATGGCCTTAACAATCCTAACTTCTCTGGTCTACTTGTACGTCACACTACAGAAGAACTACGGGAACTAATTCAAAAGTCTCAGGAGTTATACCCCCGTGCAGTACCCGGAATCAAATGGTCAGAGCGAAAGTCTCAGTGGACATCTCCACAAGGAGGACGGCTTTGGATGTCCTATCTCGACAAGGACACAGATGTCACACGCTACCAAGGTCAGGCTTTTAACTGGATTGGATTTGACGAACTTACTCAATGGTCTTCACCTTACGCTTGGGATTATATGAGATCGCGCTTACGTAGCGCACATGCAACAGATTTAGGTCTTTACATGAGAGCTACAACAAACCC